CCCAAGAGAAACAACTTTTAGAAAACCATAAGCAACCCAAGCAAACCAACGTCTCTCACATCTCCAGGTTTCGTCCACTTTTATTGCAGACGCTCGTGGTAATGAGGCAAATTGAGGTTTTTCTTGAATATGCGTTTTACAATCGGGGACATCTAAACCTATACAGTGTTTAGCTATCAAACTAAAATTACCAGAAAAAGTGCAATTCTTTATATCTTGAAAAGCCTGTTGCGTAACATCACAACCACACGCCTCAAGAACAAACTGATCTGCCCAAATCTTAGTGCCACTCCCAAACTCCAATGATTTACATTTATTGAACTCCTCCAAAAATTGCACCAACGTTGGATCTGGATCCTGCTCAGGTGCGTAATATGTTTTGTTAGCATGAGAAGTGTGGGGAAAAATACACACAATTGGGGTTGAAACACAAGAAACAAAAGAAGTAACTGTCGTAAAAACTCGCGAAAAGAAAGAAGACGTACCAAAGAAATACACGTACGCCAAATACAAACAATAAACCAATAAAGCGAGAAAAGCGACAGTCAACAAAAGTTTAACAAAAATAAGAAAACAGCGAAGCCTACCAGTCCTACTAATATGCTTCGTATAAGCCTTCATCTCATCAAGCAACGCCTCTTGCTTCTTCAACGCAATCATCTCTCCTATCGTTTGCTTCTCCACATCCATTCTTACACCAAAAACAACAATCAAAGCAAAAGAATACAAATGCAAATATTATAACAAGCACAGAAATAGCAGACAATACCAAAAACGATGTTAATACAAAGTCCAGAGACATAACGTTAACTTTTAAACTCTATTAAGAAGCATTCTAATTGCTTCTTCAAGCTCGAGAATCCTAGCGATCATCGAACCATTATCTCCAAAAGCCGTAAAGGTTGAAGGAAAAGTGTTATTGTAACCAGTGACAGCCACACTAGACTGGTAGTCACAAATATTTGTTGCAGAAGACGGTCCAATTGCAAAAGAAAAATCATTCCAAATGTATATTGTGAGATAAGCAACAGAACCAAGAGCAGAACCAGCAGTCACATTAGCCTGACAGAAAATCGCATGTCTAGAGGATATACAGTTACCCTGAGGTGATCCAGAAATTGTTCGCATGGTACTAGCATTATAAGGTATCTCAGTGGCCACAAGAGGGCCTGCCGCGATGCACTGTCCATTTGTGACAGTGAAAAGAGCATTATCTGTATCAGTACCCAACGCAGTCGCCAAAGTGCTCTCGTTGTCGGAGAGAAATGTCTTTGTACCAGTATTTCCAGGGTTAGCAGCAGATCCACTAAAAGATTGAATTATAAATGAGTTGCCAGGTGTGATTGTCGTCAAACCAGCAAGTGCAGGAAGAAGAACAAACTCATGGAATTTAAGACTTGTTCCAGCAACAAAAATATCG